TTGCCCCAGCGCCTACGAAATCGATTATCTGATTTGACCCTAGCACAACCGATCGCGAGCGGCAACTGTCGCGCGGTCAGTCCTTCAGCGCGGCGTCGATCATTGCGCGATAACCGTCGAGCAAGACCGCGTGCCGGCGGTCGCCATCAACAACGCGCTCAAACATCGCTATGTCGGCCGCAGCGGTCATTCCCGCCGTAGGCTCCCGCATTGCGGCGATGGCCCGTCTCGCATCGGGCTCCCATGTGTGCGCCTTACAGCATTCGCCCTCGGGACACGGGTTGACCCGGCCGCAGCATAGCGCGAGCGTCACCCGTTCGACTATCTCGCTCATCACGCCGCCTCCTTCCCGGTGATTTTCCACAACCTCGCCAAGTCGCCCAGCGCGCCCTTGAAGTGATCGCCCCACACCGGCCACCGCTGAAGCATGACGGGGTTCTCCCGAAAGTCCACCGCACCAAGGCACACCGTCTCCACCGCGTCCCATGCGAGTTTACCGGCGGGCTGCGCGCGGATGACCGTCGCCATGGCGTTAAAGTCCTCCTTCGCGCGCCGCCACTCGTCGGTGTCATCCGTGGCGGATTGACCTTGGGATCGGCCGGTGATCGAAATCGGGGGGCACGCGGCCAGCCGTTGCCATTTGGCCCACACCATGCCCGCCTTGACCCCCGCATCGTGCAATCGCTCGTCGATGTACCCGCCGTGGAAAAGCTGGCCAAGGGCCGTCCCGCTGCGATGATCAAGTTGCGCGGCCTCCCCCACGATCCGAGCGCGTTGGGCTAGGGCTTCCGGCGGGATCACGGTGTCGTGCGCCGGACGTCCCGGTGCAGGGGCGTGCGAGGGCCGCCGGCCGCCGCGACGGTTCGCCTGTCGATATCGCTTCGTCATGGCGCACTGTCCTTTAGCGCGGTGGCCACGATGGGGCCGAGTTCGATGGCGCGGATGTCTGCTGCCGCACCGTCGGCTACGGCAACTTCGCCTTCAGTGGGCGATCCGCCATCAGGCGGGACGAGACAGGCGCGTGCCGCCTTCTTTGCCGCCTCCTCCCGCACCTTCTCCGCGACGCGCGTGGCGAGGGCGGCGCGGGCGGCGATGGCCCTGTCCGCGCGGGCTTGGTGCTGCATCATCCGCACGGCGTCCCGCGTCCGCTCGTGACGCTCAGTCGACAGGTCGGCCCGGAGGCGGGCGATCTCGGCGGCGGCGTCGGTCATGGCGCGCATACACTCGCGCGCAGCCGTGCCGCCGTAAGGGCCGCCGTACTCAGGCTTGTCCAGCCGCACGAGAGCCCGCAACCGCTTCACGATGTCCGTTGTCCCGTCCGGGACATCCGCCCCCGTTGGGGCGCTATCGGGCGCGGGATTTTCCCGATTGGGATGCCGCACGCACCCCGCCCGGCCGGTGCAGGACCGATCCTCCACGATGCCGCCGGCCGTGGGGTATTCGACGGACCTCACCCGGCACGCCGGGCACGTCTTCTGGTCGCTCACGTATTGACCCTCCGTCCGTAGAGGCGGGACGCCTCGCTGATGATCGTCGCTCGCGTCATCTCGGGGATGCGGGCGAGGTCGTGCGCGGTGATGCAGACCATGCCACGATCATGCCATGCCTTGTGAGCCGCGCGGCGGATATCTTCGTCGGACATGTGCGATACGGGCTGATAGCGGCCGAGGTAGGAGCGGACGCCGGTCATTGGGCGCCTCCGCTGGAGGACGGGGTAAGCCGGTAATCCTCAATCATGTTTGCAATCGGGCTGTTCTCCAGCGGGTCGCCTTCCGGCAGCTTGCGGGCGCTGACCCAATAGCCATCAGCGTGGCGACGAAAGAGCCAGTTCTCAAAACGACCCGGCCCGACGAGAACGCCAAACTGATGGTCGATAATGAGCATCTTCTGCGTCATGACAGCCCCCACATGACAAGCGCGCCAAGGCCGAAAGCCACCGCCGCAATCACGGCCATGTAGAAGCCGAGGACGATTGGCAGATAACTCCAATCCATCATGTGTCTCCTTCCGCCTTGCGGATTGCGTCGTTGCCGATGCGCTCGATTTCCGCGCGCTCCTCGGACGTGAACTCGGTAATCTCCCGCGCCGCCATGCCCACGCGATACCGGCCGTGGTGGCAATCAAACGGGCTGAATGTCTCGTCATGGGCCACGACGTCGCCGGGACGGACGTGGCGGATTTCCCATGTGCGGCCGGTCATAGAAGGGCCTCCGGCACGGGCTTGGGTTGAGGTGGGGCCTGCACGAACAGGTCGGATTGGCGCTGGGCCTCCTCGATCCGGCGGCAGGCAACGTCGAAGTACAGGGGTTCGATTTCGATGCCGATGAAGCGCCGGCCGCGCTTGGCGCAGGCGACGCCCGTGGTGCCGCTGCCCATGAATGGGTCAAGCACGGTGCCGGCTTCTGGCAAAAAGCTGAGGCACCAATCCATGAGCGGTACGGGCTTCTGCGTAGGATGCCCGGCATCATGCGCGCCGACTGGCAGGCGCGCTTCTTTCGCCGGTCGGTCAAAATTTGTCCACGCCAGCTCAAGCGCCGCCATCGTGGGCACTGCGTTGACCTTGCTCCAAGACAGCCAGCATCGCGACGGAGGAAGCCGAAAGTAGTTCCCGCCCCACAAGATTGTCGGGACCCTCAAATCAAGGATCGCGTCAACGGCCGACTGAGGAGCCTCTTGATCCCACTGGCGCATGTCCGCGTACTTTGTCGCCGCGCCCCATGTCCCGCCATGCATACGGTCGCCAAGGCCATACGGCGGATCGGTCACGACGGCATCAACCGGCCCAAGCGTCGGCAGGATCTCCCGGCAGTCCCCAAGAATGAGCGTCGCGCTCCCGATGTGTTCGACGCGGTTCATGCCGCCACCCCCACCGCCGCGCGGCGGTAATAGCCCTCGGCCTGTAGCCGCTGGAGGGCCTTGCGCCCGTAGCGGGTGCCCGACCTGTCAACTTGGTCAAGCAGCGCGCCGTTGGCCTCGGTGCCGTAAACCGCTTCCGCAAGCCGGTCCCATGCCTGATCAAACGCGGGGTCCATTTCCCAAAGGTCAAGGGTAATCAACTGCGCGACCAGTTCGCGCGCGGCGACGAGCGCCGTTGCCACGGGGCGGTCCTCTAGGTCGGACGTCACCAACTGGCACACCCGGTAGAGCCGGCGGGCCAGCTTGTAGCGGTCGGCGTCGGACATGCCCGTTAGCGTCGCGTTAAAGCTCGCCTCTAGCCCCGCGACGATGGACGCTAGTTCCGCGCGGCCGGCGTCGTCGGTCGCGTCTCGGCTGGCATCGCTAATCGTCATGGCGACATGCCAGACAAGGCGAGCGGGGAGAGCGCGTTCAATGCGCTCGCGATCGGAAAGGTAGGTCATGCCGCCCTCATGTTTGCGGGTTGAGCACTGGCAGCGATGGATATCAGTAAGTCGCGGAACGGGATCGGCGTGGCGGCCCGCTGCGCGCGAGATAGCAATACGCAGACGCCATCTTTCGCGGCGCGGGCCTTCCAGCGCTCCGACCGGCCCGGCATCTCGACCGGCGTGGACTTGCCCCACACCATCGCCGGCAGGTTGACGCCGACCGCGTACAGCCAAGTCGGCTTGCGCGCTTGGTGGCCGTAGGCACCCTGTTCGACGCAGCACGTCCATCCGCCGTGCCAGTCCGCGACGACCCATCCACCGGAGCGCGGCGGCTCCATCAGATCGTGCGCGGCCCATGCGTGCGAGCCTTCGGGATGCTCCAGAACGCCGCCCCACTGGCGAACGGACGCCAAAGCGGCGGCAAAGCATCCGGCGTCGTCACCGCGAACCTTGCGCTGCCCGGTCCTAGCGATAACCGCAGGAGATCCGGCCCAGTACGACCCCCACCGCTCGCACGGCGGGTGTGCGACGACCGGATACGGCCCCGCGTAGAACCGGGCGTCGCGCTCCTGGTCCCACGGGTCTACGTTTTGGAGCCCGTAGTAACAGCCGCCATTCTGCACGTAGAGCGCGGCGATCATGCGGCCTCCTTCGCGCTCATGCGCTCGAATGCGAAAACTAGCGCAGCGGCGTCGGCTTCGTGGTCGGATGTGAACGCCCACCGGCCCGCTCGCTCAACTGCCGCCATGACGCCCGCTTTCGCCGCGCGCCCGTCGCCCGCGACCAGCTTCTTCATGCCGCTCGGCGTGAACTCATGCCGGCGAACGTGGTGCAGATACGCGACCTCATGCGCCCGACGCGCAAGGTAAACGGCGAACTCGGTGCTGGGGTGCCGGCCGAAGGGCCGCTCGATCACCACCGTACAGACGCCGTGTTCCACGATCACATCCGCCAGCCGCCGCGCGAACAAGGCCCCGGCCTTGCCCTGATCTTCGGCGTATTCGCTCCGAAGGTCAACCGTGCCGCACCGCCCGGCAGACAGTGCCCAGCCCGTCCGCAGTCCGGGATCAAGTCCGAGGATCATACCGCAGTCCTCCGAACGTCGATTTCAATGCAGTCAAAGCGGTTTGTGTCGCGGATGAAACGAAACCGAACGTCTCCGGGCTTTCCGATTGTATCGTGGTATCGCGACTTCGCAATCCGAACAATCGTCGTGTCTTCGTTTTCTCTGTGTACGACCAGACCGACATCAGGCTTGTTAAACCAATGCTGGGAATTGCCGCTGATCGACACTTTGCCATTGCGGCGAACCACATAGGCCCCTGTGGGCACTGTCAGGCACCAGATCCGTCCCGAGTACGGCACATGCTTGACGTTGCGGGCGCCGCGCAAAGCCACCTCGCTCCGCTCGCCGCAACCGAACGAAATCTGGAAGCTGTCGCTGTGCTTCGGATTGTTGTGGTTGCGCTGGTAACCGCAGACGGGGATTCCGACCTCGACTGACAACCTCATTAGGTCGTCAAACAACAGCTTGGATGTCGTGACCGCAGACGCGCCGCGCCTGTTCGACTGCCGGTGCCCGTCACCAGCGATGTACCCGTTCAAAAACGCGACCTTAAGACGGGCAGACAGCGCAAAGAACGGATAAGGGACTCGCTTGTTCGCCGCCCCAGCCTTCCCCTTCGCCCGCAACCATTCGACCAGATCGCGACACTTCCGCGCGCCGAAGTACCACGTCACCATCGGCATGAACCCGCGCGGGTCTTCTCTGACGGCGCGCGTCACTTCAAGGCCGCACGCGGCAATGAGGTGATCAATTCTCTGCGCGCCCGGCGTGCCTTCGGCCTGACACATCGAGGCGCCGGTACTGGCGAAACTGCCCTCGGCAATCCACCAGCCGACCAGTTCGCAGAACTCTTCGGCCGGGAACACCATCCCCCCGACCTTCAGGCTTTCGGGGTCGTCGCCGCCCATCGGCCGCCCCGCCTTCGGGATCTTGAAGCGCGATCCCGGCCCGAGTTCGCGCGCCTCAGCAAAGGACCAGACGCCTTTCGGCCACTTCAAAGGCCGCCCTCTGCCCGTCGTTTGCTGCGTCCCCACCGGGTCTTCCCAGATCGGCTTGACGACCATGCGGTGATTCGGGCTGACGAGTAGGTCGTATCCGTAACCCGTGAAGTTGACCATCGTCCCGTCGAAGTCATGCGACACGACGCGAGACGGCTTCTCCCACGAGATCGCGTCGGTGGGCAGGTCGAAGCAGGCCACCTCGTCATCGGTTGTGACGTCAGCGTGCCGAAGCCAGCCCCGCTTCGTCAGAACCTCAGTGTCCTCGGAGTAGCAGTCGCTTATGTCGTACAGGGACGGGATGTTGAACGTGCCGTCGTCGTTCTTCTTCTGCTTCGACGGGTGCGCCACGACAATCAAGTGGACGCCGTACTTTTTGGCGAACTTCTTGAACTGCTTGATCGCAAAGCCCGTGTATTCCGTCAGGCTCATATCCGGCGGCCGAACGTGGTCCATCTCGTTCCACGGGTCGATGACCACGACCTTCGCGCCGTAGCGCAGGACCGCCGTGGCGCACCGCTCTAGCGCCCACCCAAGGT